CACCTCTCTGGCCAAAATTGTAACTTTGCCATTTGGACTTGTTAGGTATATTTTGTGAGTCATACTGAATCCCCTCCAAACTCATTCCAAGCAGATACCAGGTCGCTGGCCAAATTCCAGCTGGCAGCTATAGCCTGCTTGGCTGTCTCCTGTTGGTCTACTGGAAGTGATTCAACCCAGTCATATAAGTCACTGATGGACTGAGCTGGACTCATCTCTGGAGCGGAAGTATTTGGCTTCAACTTGCCAAGCTTAAGGGCGCTCATGCGCCCACCTCATTTGTATAGTCATCTATCATGGACTGGATAGTGCCAACTTGTAACTCTAGCTCTTCCATGATAGCATCTGGACCAGCCTGTTCTTCTATAAGCCAGGCTATGTTGTCTAGCTCACGATGCAAATCAAGAACACGCTCTTGTAACCCTGATAAGTCTTTGTACTTTCTCATGCTTCTATCTCCAATGTCGCAGTGTTGCCAATGATTTGTAGTTCTCTTATAGTTGCCCACCCAATAGCCTCAACATAGCTGGACGTATTGAACAACTCCTCACCATGCTCGATGATGACAGCGTACCCATCTATGCCGACTGACGGCTTAAAGCGTGACATCCAAGTTTGCGCAGATATAAATTCAAGTTGCTTAGTATTCATAAGTATTCCTATTTTTGGTTGGTTGGTTTAAGTATCTAATAAAAATAGATACTAGGCTATAGATTAACCTAGTATCTAGTATAAGTCTACTTATTTAAAGTTTGGAAAAACTCCTTATAAGCGTTAGTTAGCTCAGCGTCACCTAGGTGAGAAACCTTATCTGGATGAACCGTAGTTTTCTTAATATTTACCCCATCCGCGTATCGTTTCTTAGCAGCATTAAGATGATCCCAGGCAGCCTTAACATTTTCGTCCATTTTAGGCTCATCAGCTTTACCTTCCCAAATCGTAGAAGTTAATGCCCAGATATTCATATAATGAGATAGATGCTTCTTAACGTTAGCGGAAGTCTCACCATACGTACCACCGCCCATTATATATTCCTCAGCTTCCTCTTTCGTTCTAGGGTTAGAACCTAAGAAGGTATAGAACTCCGAAGCGAACGTAGCGGCCTTAGGCTTAACGCTAAGAGCTTTAAAAGCTTCCTTAATAGTAGCCTTAGGGTAGTCCTCTAAAATAAGCGTAGCTTCTATCTTAGCGCGTTCTAATCCTTTACCTAATAATTCATCGATGCGAGTAATAGCGTTGTTTAAAGTAGTCATAAGTATTCCTTAAGTATTCGTTTATAGGTTATATCCTCTGGGGATGAGATAACTATACTCTTACTAGATAGGAAGTCTACATTTATTTTAACTAATTAGTAATTAATTTATAACTGACTGATATGTAAAGGAATTTAATTAGTATCTGGATACCCAGCTAGATACCTTATAGTATAGCAAATGCTAGTGGCTCCAGCAGAAGCGAGGGATGATGGGGGAGGGGGGGTTTCTCGGCTTCGGCAAAGCCAGGGGGCTTCCTGACAATTTTTCCCAAATTTTCAAATTTAAAATTTTCACAAAAAATAACACCCCAGAACAATCAATCTAATATTTTGTTAGCACTTAAGCATCTGCTTACATTATCTGAAATTTATTTAAAATAAAACTTTACTTCTCAGGCTTTTTAACTTAGACTTAAAATAAGCTTTATAATATTTTTAACCACTGAGGATTTTATGTCTAGATTGCCAACTTCATACAGAGATATCAAGGGATTAGTAACCCTAGATGATATTGACCTGAATGTCATTGAATCTAAAGCATCCGTATTGTCCCTAGCGGAATGTTACCATTATTTGACTGTTGATGAAAATGATTTATCTGAGCAGGATAAAGAAGCTGCGTTTAAGGTTCATCGCAAAGGTAGATTAGAAGCCGTTCATAAGGCTGCCAATAGCTTATTCTCTCAGATGAATTCCAGAAATGGTACAGAAGCTGCATTATCCTATTTAAAGCAAATGTCTGACACCTTTAAAGAAGAAGGCGCAGTAAGCGGAACATCTAATGGCTTTAGCTTTAACATACATATGGATGAAAAGTAAACAACATATTATGATGAGTGTAAACTATACAGCCAGCCCAACAATGAAGAAGTTTCACCAAGATGAAACTTTTGTTCGTGCCTTAATGGGACCAATTGGTTCTGGCAAGTCAGTTGCGTGCTGTATGGAAATGCTCCTCAAGTCTTTTGCACAAGAACCTAATAAAGATGGCATTCGTAAAACAAGATGGGTTGTAGCAAGAAACACTTATAGAGAGTTAATGGATACAACTATCCAGACTTTCTTTGATTGGTTTCCAGAACAACTCGGTGTATTTAAAAAGATGGACTTAAAGTTCTCTATACAGATACCATTAGCGGATAATACATTAGTCCAGACTGAGTTCCTTTTTAGAGCATTTGATAAGCCAGATGACATTAAAAAGCTACTCTCACTAGAAGTCACTGGTGGTTGGATAAATGAAGCTAGAGAAGTGCCAAAGCAAATCATGGACATGTTAATTGGACGTTTAGGTAGATACCCAAACATGAGAGATGGTGGACCAACATGGCATGGACTTATCCTTGATACTAACCCACCTGATTCAGACCATTGGTGGTATAAGCTATTTGAGGTTGATTGTCCAGAAAGCTATGCTTTGTTTAAACAGCCATCAGGGCTTTCACAAGAAGCGGAAAACATTAAGAACTTGCCAAAAGGTTATTATACCAAAATGCAAGCTGGTAAAGATAAGGAGTGGATTAACGTGTATGTACATGGCATGTATGGTTTTGTACAAGATGGTAAACCTGTATTCCCAGAGTACAAAGACGATGTCCACCACACTGATGAAGAGATTAAGTTAGACCAATCTAAGCCAATCTATATTGGCATTGACTTTGGTTTAACTCCAGCTGCAGTATTAGGCCAAGAGACAGCAAGCGGAAGATGGTTAATCTTTGATGAGTTTGTTGTTAATGGCTCTGAAACAATGGGTGCAAAGACATTTGGTCGTTTGCTAAATACTCACCTTAACAGAAACTATCCAGGTTATGCTTTTGAGATATATGGCGACCCTGCAGGTGACTCAAGGGCTCAAACAGATGAGGTTACGCCGTTCCAGATATTGCAAACACAGGGTATTGTTGCTTATCCAACGTATACAAATGACTTTATCATTAGACGCGAAGCTGTTGCTGCTACTCTTACTAGGTTGGATAGCTCTGCAAACAGTGGTTTTGTTATTGGTCCAAAAGCTGTTATGATTCGTAAAGCTATGGCAGGCGGATATAAGTACAGACGTATGCAAGTGTCAGGTGGGATTGAGAAGTTTATGGATAAACCAGATAAAGGTAAATATTCACACGTTGCAGATGCACTACAGTACTTAATGCTAGGTGCTGGAGAAGGCGGCAAGTTAATACAATCCGCTAATTATAATGATAAAATAGATTATTCAAATTCAGATAGGGCTATATTATAATGTTAGATGAAAAGCAAATATTAAACATAATAGCTAATGAATTGTCTTATTCTGTTGGCGGTTCTGAGAATGAGTACATTGAAGGTCAGCGTCAAGCTGCCTTAGGTGCTTATCTAGGACAGCCAGATGGTAAAGAAACTGAAGGGCGTTCTAAAATTGTATCTACTGATGTAGCAGATGCTATTGAGTGGATAATGCCTGATATAATGAAAGCTTTTACACAAAATAATGAGGTTGTTACATTTGACCCTTGTTATTCAGGGGATGAAAAACAAGCTGAGTTGGAATCTAAGTATGTATATGACATACTAATGAAAGATAACACTGGCTTTATAACCCTTCACCAATTCTTTAAAGATGCTTTAATGCAGAAGAATGGTTTTGTCAAAGTTTATTACAGCACTGATGTTACAACTACTAATGAATCATATACTGGTCTTACTGAAGTAGAAGCACAGATGGTTCTTGCAGACCCTGAAATTGAGCTTATTGAAAACACAATTAAAGAAGGTGAGATTACAACATATGATATTAAAGTCAAAAGAACTATTGACTCTAGTAAAATATGCGTAGACAGCATTGCTCCAGAAAACATAAGAGTACACCGTAGCCATAGCTCTGTAGATTTAAGCTATTGTAAGTTTTCAGCTCACGTAGAGTCTAAAACAGCTGGTGAACTTATAGCAATGGGCTTTGACAAAGAATTTGTTGATGAGATACCATCATCAGAAGTGTATGAGTCTGATGAAGATTACCGTTTCTATTTGCAAGGCGAGTCTACTGGCTTAGATTCAGAAGGCAATCCTGACCCTTCAGCTAGAATCATAGAAGTGTCTGAGTGCTATATCATGATTGATATAAATGAAGACGGCATTCCAGAGTATATGAAGATTACATGCGCTGGCGGAAGCGATGTAACACACATATTGGAGATGGAGGAACTTGATTCTAATCCGCTTGTTTCTGCAACTGCTATTCTTATGTCTCATAAATTGTTTGGTTTATCTATCTATGACCGTCTTAAGCAGATACAAGAGCAAAAAACTACGCTCTGGAGAAATATATTTGATAATATGTATCTGCAAAACAATCAACGTACTGTTATACTTGAAAACCAAGTTAATATAGATGACTTATTAATATCTAGACCAGGTGGCATTATACGTGCTAAGACACCTAATGCTGTTATGCCGTTGGCTACACCGCCAATATCTGGCGATGCTTATCGTATGATGGATTACTTAGACCAAGTTAGAGCAGGCAGATCAGGTGCATCTCCAGAAGGTCCAGCTAATGAGAATATGATTGGTGATAGA